TACCTCCGCGGCGAAGCGTGCAGCATCATTTTCGCAGCCCTTCACCCACGACCAGAGGCGCTGCACGGCAGCCTTGTCGCCGGGCTGCGCCGGCGGCCCACGCGTGGGCGTAAGCGTGGGCGAAATCGTCGATCGCCGATTTTATGTCACTACCGAAAATGGCGTCCTTGCCGGCCTCCTTGTTATCCGCTATGGTGTTATTGATCTCGTCTATCTGGTCCCGCCACTCCTTGATGCGGTCATTGTCGGTTTTCTTCTTGTCCTCCTCCTCCTTGATCTGGTTTTGGATAAGCACTTTTTGCTGTTCCAATAGCTTATTCTGCTGGTCGATAAGCTTGGAGGCATCCTTGGAATAGGCTTTCTCGATGGACCTGCCCAGCTTGTCGTACGATTTGTCCAACGTGTCGATCTGATCCTGCAAACGCTGGATACGACTCTCGTTCTTCTTGTCATGGATCTTGGCGATAGAGGAGGCAAGGGATGTGACCACCCCAATGGCCGCACCGGCGGACGCACCGATCGGTCCGAACATCGCGCCGGCTTTCGCCCCGTCCATGGCGGAGTTGACTGCGTCCATGGCCACATTCAAGCCTTCGGCAATACCGGACATAAGGTCACTACCGAAAGCGTCACCTAACTTGGAGAACGTGTCGGAGAGGAACTGTCCGGCTTGCATGATATCACTCATGCCGGCATCTATCTCAGCTAAGCCTTCTTTTAGTCTCTTTGTATCATCCCCGGCTGAGAACACCTTTTTAAGGCCGTTCGATACCTTGTTGAAAGACGTATCCATCTGATCGGCCTCCTTATTGACGTTGGCGATCTCGTCCTTTATGGCCTGTAACTTCTCCGGGGACTTGGAAAGGATATCAAATTGCTCCTTGGTCAGGCCGAACAAGCCTTTTCCGTCGGAACCGGTCTTGAACTCGCCCTCATTGATATAATCAAGCATGGCCTGCGCCTCCTTGGAGATAGACCGTATATCGACCACCGTCCTCTTGCTCATGTCGGAGAATAGCTTCGTGATGATGGACGTTTTCTTCTGGGCCTCGTCATCGACGGCAGCCAGCTCTTTCTTCATCTCTTCACCAAGGGACAGCTTCTCGCCCTCGGTAGTGGCCTTGGCCATCTTCTCGTTATAAAGTTCTGTGATAGCCTGACGCTTTTCAAAATATGAGCCATATTCTTTCAGGTACTCGTTCATGGCACGTTTCTCTTCCTCCAGTTGTTCCTTATTTACATTAGAGGTCGATCGCTCCCGTTTGACATATGAGTTCACCAAGGCTGTATGAATCTCCACGGTCTGTTCTTTAGTCAGTTTGCCGCCTTGAGCGTCTTTCCACTCTTTTTTCCTTGGTAAGTATGGCGGCGATCTCATTGTCATAGTCTAGGTTTATCTGGGCGATCTTCTTATCGGAACCTTCCTTCATCAAGTCAATCTCAGATTGCTGATTTTGACGACGAAGAGCCAAAAGTTCATCCTGTATCTTTTGTTGAAGTTTCTTGCGCAACTTCAATGCTTTTTCATCTTCACTTACAACTGTTTTTGTTTCTGTTGTCGATACTGCTTCTTCTACATTTTCATTTAAACCCTTAATCCTAGAAATAAAAGGAGCATATTGTTTTTCTATCATAGAAACAGCTTGCTCCGTATTGAAAACGCTCTTCACGTAATCTTCCATTGAAGAAGCGAAGTCGTTCCCCAATTTTACTTTGCCGGTATATTTGCGCTGAATATTGAAATAAGCCTGCTGCCATGCTTTTTCCCAAGTTGAACCGGCTTTCTGGAACTCATCGGTCGTTTGCTTGATTTCATCCACAATAGAATCTACCAACCCGACATTCTTAACCCTACTTGTTAAGGATTTACGAATCTCGGATACTGCCGAAACCTGTTCTTTCAGACCGGAAGTTACAATTTCATCCGTTGCCGAATTTTTTATTTTCAATGCGATCTGTTCCTTTATGGAAGTATTGATTATTGAATAAGCTTCGTTTATCTCTTCCAGACTGCTCTTTTCGGTCAAGAGCTTCGGAAGATATTGGCCATACTGGTCATTTACCGCTTTTATCATCTTCTTCCGTTCTTCAGTTCCGGAGTTTGTACGTTTCAATGCTTCAAACAAACTATTTAAAGAACGTTCCTCTTTGGCGGCTTCTACCGTAAATTCGCTAAACGTCTTATTCAGTTTCTCTTGTTGCTTCTGAGCGTTTGTCTGATAAGTCCATAGTTTATACAACGCAACGCCAAGCGCCGCGACTGCCGCAGCCATTAACGCATAAGGATTTTTTAGTAAAGAAGCCGTCAACGCATCCGTTTTCCCCTTCAATACAGCAAGAAGAGCTTGCATTTTTGTCATACCTTGCATGTGAGCCAAAGAGGACTGGTAACGTAGATTCTCTGCAACCATTGCCGCAATAACAGAAACCTTGTATGCCCCCCACGCTGCGGCTGAAACTTCTAACAAAGATTTCAATGTCGTAAGAGAACGTTCCAAATCTCCACTCTCAAAAGCCTCATTAAAAGATTTAGCTATACCAGATACCTCTTTCAATATCATTTCCCCCATCGGACGCAAAGCCGTCTGGATATTATTCGACAGAAGCGTCATTTGATTACCTACTTCGTCCTTCATCTTCTCAAACGCGGCTTCCGTAGCCCCTAAAGAGCTTTGCAACTCTTCAAGATCACTCGCCGCCGACTTAGCATTCTTTCCGGTCAATGCCAATGTAGCGGCCAACCCTTCATCCGTACCGAGCATTTCCTTCATCTTGGAAGCGGAACCACCAGCCTTCTCATAAATCAATTGTAATGCCTCTTGGAAAGTACGACCTTGGAAAGCGGCGTCTCCAAGTTCTCCGGCGGTTCCTTGGATAGCGGCACGGATCTGTGTCATAGCCTGCGCCGTCGGCGTTCCTTGCTTGGTCAATGAAGCGACAGCACCCAACACTTGGTCGATACTAATCCCATACGCAGCCGCAATAGGAGCAACTTGGGCTATGGAGGCTCCCAATTCGCCAAATGTAGTCTTACCCAACCGGACGGTTGTAAAAAGCTGGTCCGAGACCGTACCGGCTTCCTCCGCAGACATCTTATAAGCATTCAGGATCGTTGTAATAGCATCAGCTGCCGTCTCGGTTTCCGTAAGCCCTCCCACGGCAGCTTTAGCCGAAACTTCTAGGATCTTCATGCCATCCGCCCCGTCATGTCCGGCGGAAACAATGCTATATAACGCCTTGGCGGCCTCCGGAGCCTTGATCGGTATCTCTTGGGTTATGGACATGACCTGATTCATGAAACCGGTCATATCATCCGTTACTTGAGTGGAAATGGTCGCCACTTCCAGCATGTTCTTGCGAAATTCCTTCTCAAACTCATACGAGCTCTTGGCCGCTTGCGCAAACGCCGTCGCCGCACTGATACCGATACCGCCAAATATATCAAAAGAGGTGATATCGCTTGCCAGAGTCTTGATAATTCCCATAGCCTCGCGTTTTCCTTCGTACAAGCCGGAGTTGTCGATCCCGGTAGCCATGTACAGACTGCCCTCTCTATTTCTGATTCCCATAATGCGTTTATGGTAAAATATAGGATAGCCTTTCATGTGAGACTGTCAACCGTTAAAAATTCACTTATAAGTTATCTTTTTCGACATTTTCTTTTGCCTTGTCGCTTTTTCTTCGTTCTTTTGTAAAAAGAAAAAAATTCATCGTGGAACTTGAGATTGTCAAAATAAAGCAACTGTCAGGAAAGAAGACTCAAATATATTCTGTCATTCTCAATCAAGAGGATCAGAGCGTTTTTGAACAATTTCTTCAGAACAACTATTCTGAATACCCAACCGAAATAGAAGATATCGTATCTAAATTGAAAATTATGGCTACAAAAACTGGGGCAGCCGAACATTTTTTCAAGCTAAACGAAGGGAAACCCGGTGATGGTGTCTGCGCCCTATTTGATAGTCCTGATAAAAAATTAAGAATCTATTGTATTCGATTTGCTAACGTTGCTATCGTTGTTGGAGGTGGAGGATACAAACCCAAAAACATTAGAGCTTATCAAGAAAGTTCTTCCTTAAAAAAAGAAGCTGAAACAGTGGTTCGAATATCCAGAATCATATCAGAAGCCATCAAAAACAAGGATATACATCTCGATGATAACGGTTTTTTCTTAGGTAATTTAAAATTGAAGGAGGAATAAATATGAACAATACATCTATTTTGGATACAGTACTTGGCAATATAGACACGAAAAGAGCCAAGAACATGGAAAGACGTATGATGCTTGCCGTAAAAATAGCAGAAGGTATCAAAAGGAAAGGTCTATCCCAAAAGGAATTTGCCGAAAAAATGAGTAAACGTCCCTCTGAGATATCCAAATGGTTAAGAGGTGACCACAACTTTACAACCAGCACTCTTTTTGATATTGAAGATGTTTTGAATATCCATCTTATAGATATCAACGAATATTCTCATGCAGCTTGTCCGGCCTCGATATAATAAAAAAATGAATGGAACACCCCCTGCGGGAGTAACAATGATTAATGCACACGGTATCCTCCTTTTCGTAGGAGGGAAGGAATATTATCTATCGTATGACAGATACCCTTGGTTCAGAAATGCAAAAGTATCGGATGTATTGGACGTGACCATACCGGACGAGGATTCGTTGTGTTGGGACGCAATTGATGTGGATCTTGAGATTGACAGCATAATCCATCCGGAGCGTTACCCAATTACTTTTCGCTAGAAGACACCGCTCTGGTTATCGAGCAGACACTCTGAAGATCTTGACACATTTACAGAGAACAAAAACCGACCAGCCTCACGGTTCGTCGGTTTTTTTACAACCAAAATCACTATGACAAACGTTCTCTACGCAAAGTAATATATATCATACCGGGCTCATTCTTCGAACCCTTTTCTTTTTTCCCGTATCGAAATCGATTACCTCGACCCACTCGCCATGATTATCCCCGGATTCATCATCGTCCACGAGCAGTGATTTGTTCCGGTCGTTCACCAAGTAACCATGTTCCCGTAGCATGGACATGACAAGCGCCAGATCGCTGTCCAATGTCCGCTCATGCGTATACCCGAACGCCTCGTTACATAGCACAAGGAACATGAAGCTACTTTGCGTCACCGGCTCCGACCTACCCAAGTCTCGTTGTTTTCTTGAAGGGCTATTATCTCCTCTTCGCTTAACGGGCTCACAGCTTCCAAAGCTATGATAGTACGAGAAAAAGGGTTACAACCCAGACGAAAGAGGATAGCGTTCAAAAGGATATACAGGTCTTCCCATGTACAATTGTCTTTCAGTACCTCCCGGAACCAAGCGGGCATGTCCCCTTTCTTGTTATGGATACCCAAACATACGATCTCAAAGATCAACTCGTCATATTTCGCCATCAACTCCGACAGTACACTATCAAACGTAACATCCTTATGAGCCACGATAGCATCCTTGTCCGCCTTGTCAATCCGCAAGAGTAACGGCCGTATCCTAAACCCGGTCCTTACCGTGATCGGGGTGATAACGATACTATCACCAACGTTCTTACCCGCCGGGATCGTCTCCGGCTTGAACTCGAAAGGAATCACGACTGACCGACTTGTCACCACGTCGCTCTCAATCTGTAGTGCTCGCTTTACGCTCATGATTTTCCTCTAAAATATAAGAGCCCCGGCAAAAACCGAGGCTCTAGACAACCTAAACAAAAAACATCATTCCGTGTCTTCCGATACGGCCTTCACCGCCCTGCTATACGGGGACGCTTGTTTGCCAGCCGCAGATACCGGTGTCATGATCGTGGCCTTTACCAATAAGAGATCGCAATTCTCCTTATCCGGGGCTTGGCTGATCTTCCCGAACACAGAGCACTTGACAAAGACATATTCCGTGAACTTACCTTGGTACGGCAGGCTCTGTAGCCTGATCGTCTTCAATATCGAGGGCGTAGACAAGGGAGCCTCCCATTTATCACCGGAAACGGTTCCCCCGCAAAACATTTTCATCTCGTCGCTCGTAGGAGAAGGGATAGTGAACTCTATACTGGAAGGATCTCCTTTCCGACTCACCACCGCCCAAGGATCCTCATGTCCCATGGACGTAAAACTAAGCTCCTTGGCGTCCGAGAAATTGAACGTCACCGTATCCACGTCAACGCATTGGGTGAACTCGGTACCGGCTACGCCATCCCCGGGTTCCGCAACTCCTAAATACGCCACATCCAGCGCTAAACTTCTTTCCATATCACTAATCTAATTCTGTTATAACCTCTAATCTAATATTCGTACAATCGAAGCCATCCTTGGCCTCGCCCATAGGCTCAGACCAGACGATCCGAGATTTCCAATACATCCCCAACGGCGGCTTGATATCCCGCAACACGAACCTCACGCCTCGTACGGTCTCTATCATCAACTGTCGATCCGATACGCCTTTCGAGGGTCTCTTGACGAAGATATTGATATTTATCGATCCCTTGTTGACATAATCTTTCCCATTCAAGGCCAGAGAGCGGATCGTGATATGATTTCTTTTCTCGCCATCGCCGGATTGATCCTTATACAGGATAAAGCCCGTACTCGCCGGCTCAACCGCATTATATACGATATCCACTATATCAAACTGATCTGCCATGTTCAATATCCTTTCTCAGCGAGTTTATCAAATAACGTTCGACTCTGTTTCTTGATCCAATCCTCGGCATGTTCCGTGGCGACAGAGATAACATCCAGATTTTCGATTGCTTCCACATACTTGGCATAAGGCATAGCGGCTACACCAATCAATACCCAGCCCCTTTTATAAAGAGGGATCAGCTCGGAAACCAAACGTTTCGCTTCCCTGATACCGGTCTGTTTATCCGTTCCTTCCGTGGATTGCTCATAGTTCTCGGTCAATATATCGCCATCCTTAACGATCACATAACCGATTGAGCTACGGAGGTTACCGGTATGATTCTGATAGTTCCCTTTTTTTCGAGCGATCTTCACGAACTCTTCCCCGGCACGTTGCAATAACTTGTATATCCGCTCTTCCGCCCGATCCACATAGTAATCGAACCAACGCCCTACTTCCCTATCACTCCACATTGGAGTCAAACCACCTTTCCTTGCCATAAACTACACATAGATTACAGAGTGAGTCTGAAACGGTTCCCAGCTAATGATATCCACATCGAGAGCGATACTGTCAATCCGGATATGCTTCGCGTTTTCCACAGGACGGGCTTTGGTCGAAAACTCACCATGCACGATGAACTCTCTTCCATCGACGTTCCGCTTCAACTGCTGTCCACTATTGGACGGGTAGTATTGCCCAGTGACCTCTATTTCCGTCGGTTTACCGGCAACCCATTCCCCTTTGACCAATTGACAGGATTGAATCGTCACTATCGCAGTATGTGAATATCGCTTTACCATCTGTTTCTCGCCCTTCCTTTGGGTACCTCGATCTTATTGCCTATCAATTCCGCTTTCTCCGGTTCTCCTCCCTCCCGGTATAGTCGTTTCGCCGTAGCGTCATACCATGCACGGGGATACGTGATAGAGAGCTTGTTTTCCGTGAAGTCCGGCAGACCGCCGACCATGGAATAAAGGTCGGCGGCCACCAGCTTTTGTTTTTGGATATCGATCGTCTTACTATCTTCTGTACCTTCAAAACCGCGTCCCGGCAAAACGACGTTATCCAAAAAATCTTCACAGTCAGCCAGACCGGGATAAGCGAGTATCGTATCTCGAATCGTCTTAGCCATGATTGTTATTCTCCGTTTTCAGTATCCTGAATCGTTTGATCCTCCGGTTCGACGGTTTCACCCAAGAATGTCGCCGGGATATCATCCGTACCCTCGGTATCCTCGGAAGCGTTCCAATCCTTCCCATCCACTTTCATGATGAACATGGCATCCGGATCATTCACGACAGGAATAGCGTTCGCTTCCGCTTTCGTCCATTCCTTGAACGGTTCCAGCTCAGACCATTTGGTTACCAAGATCCAATCCTGCTTAACCATGAGAGCGATTTTCTGCAAGGTAGCGGAAGACTCGGCGGCGATCGGCCCATGCTGAATGTCACCCACCTTCAAATCCTCCAAGAAGCATACACGCTTACGCTCCCAAGGATTGATCGTCTTACGACGATGGGCACTATCCTCGATACGGACAGCCGGGTTCACAGTAATGATCTTCACCGGGATCTCCTGCTCGGCCAGATACTCGTTGATGAGATTCTTTGTCACCAATATCTTGGAGGACGAATTAACCCATGCCTTTAACGTGTCGAACGTGGATTTCTGTTTCTTTAGCAAAGAGAAATCAGCCACATGCATTACAACGTAACGGATCGTCACCCCTTCGGCAGAAGCGGCCACAACCGTATCCTCAATATCCTGCAATCCATTGGCCGTTGTAGCGTTACTCCAGTCCGTAGTAGATTTACGCTGGTTCTTCTTCGGCATACCGCAACCGACAAACTCAGCCGTAACGACACCGCCATTGTTCTTTGCCGACAAATGGAAACCCGCACGGCTCATGAGCTGCATACACCACCATTCGAAACGGGCACGAACGGAGTTATACACGAAATCCTGATCCTTGAAACCCAGATTCAACAATGCCAACTGGTCCGCGTCACCTTGCGCGTCACGTTCCAATTGCTTATACTCGTTGTAATCGCTCTCGTTCATGCCACGCTTGACGGCTGTCTTCGGGATATCGCCGGACAGCTTGCTGATCACCTCACGGGTCTTCTGCGGTGCGGAAGCGTCGAAAGAGATCACGTCTGCCATTACCGGAGCGCCTTTCTCACCGGTCAGAGTCTCCCACTTCAACGAGGTCTTTCTTTTCACCCCGAAGAAGTTCGGGAAGACAACCGGTTTTACATGACGGGTATTCAAACGGGCCGCCATGTTCTTTTTATTCACTTGCTTAATTAAACTTCTTTCCATATATCTGATTTTAATGGATTACACAAAACGGATAAACGACATTAATGCCTTCAAGTCCTTATCTACCGGGAACGGCATACAGGATTCGTTTACCGTACCTCTTACCAGTAACCCGGACTGCTGGTTGGCTACAGTCAAGTCGACTTTATTCATCGTGACAACCAATTCGCCATCATAAGGCAACTTGGCGGCTTTCGCAGCCTGTTTGTCTTTAGCCTGAACCAATACCTGACCTTTTGCGGCAGCACCGATAGTCGCTTCCAACGTGATCGTATCAAACTCCGCATTACTCTTATCAATAGCCGTGATCTTATCGGACGCGCCTGTCAAAGCTCCACCAATCGTCACGAAGTCACCCACACCAAACAGATGGTTCTTGGCTACCTTATACGCTGTCGCATCGGCAGCGGCCGCTTCTGAAACCAACGCTGTTTTCAACACATGATACAGCCCCGTTTCCGGATCTTTCACCACGATCACGATCGGAGGAAGCTCGTCCAACGACTTGCCATTGAACAAAGCGTTCCGCAAATCCCGGCGGTCAATCGTCCCACCGCCGATCACATCCTCAATAATCTTTTCAATTCCGGGAGGATACTGGAATTCTCTTTCTCTTTTTCTGTACATAACGTTACACTTTTCTTGGATTATTCAATACCCAGGTTCACCACACCGGGATTATTTGCGCTCTTGTCGGCATCCTGATCCATCAGCTTCGCCCAATCCGCCTCGGAACGCTCCGGAAGATTCACGGAACCGGGAGCGTAATCACCACGGGCCACGGCATCATCGATCGCCTTTTGCTGGATTCCGGTAAACTCTTCGGAAAGCTCATTGATTTGATCCTCGATAGAGGTTTCCGAAGCCAAGTCCACACGTCCCAGCCAGCTATCCGGAAGACCGGCATCCTTCAACTGCTTACGGACTGTTTCTTTCTTAGCCTCGTTTGCCGAGTTGGTAATGGAATCGCCCACCTTCTTAGCCATATCATCGACGCTCTTCCTCATACTTTCCAGATAAGCTTTCAGTTCCGGGCTAAGATCCTTTAACAGTTCTTCTTCCGTTTTCTTGTTCTTATCCGGATCTTCTACCGGTTTACCATCCTTCAACCCATGCTTGGCTTCATAAGCGGCGACAGCGGCCGTTTCAGCCGTAGTCTTAGCTTCATTCTCCGCTTCTTGGATTGCCGGAAGAATATTATCCTTGAACAGGTCCACGAAAGCCTCCATCCCCTCGGCTTTCTCAATCTTGAACGTTTTCTGAATACGTTCCGCATACTTCTCCGGCACGCCTTTCGTCTTACATGCCGCCTTGATTAAATCTAAAATTGTCATAAGAGTTTTCTGTTTAAAATATAAGGGAGAGAAAGAAAATTCCGGGTATAAAAAAAGCCCACCGGACAACCGGCAGGCTTCATTTCAATTATTCCTATAAGAATCTATCTTGTCAAATCATGTGATTGGATCTAAGCCATTGTTTGCCAGAAGGCGTAAGGCAATAGATCAAAAATGCGGCACAAGGTATGCCTATCACGGCGAATCCAATTATAGCTCCCATTACTTATCCTCCTTTTTCTTATTCGTTAATACCAATCCTGCTATTAAGGCTAAAATAGAAGACGTAAAGCCTAGGCCATAAATCAGCCACTTATTATCTTCCATATCCTTGAATAAAGACGCTACCACTACACCTGTAAAGATATATTTCGAGACATCAATCAAATAGTTTCCTAATTTCTCTTTCCACATAACGCAAAAATAGCATAACAAGATGAAAAAGCAAAGGTATTTCTATTTTTTCTTGTGGGATTCAGAATTAGTGCTCATCTTTGTGATGTCTATCATATTTAACTAACGGATGCGGGTAAAATTCGCTCGCATAAACAAAACCGAGCATATTTTATGCCCGTACATTAATTGTATAATAATATTAGGTATTTGTGTACCCCTGTGTGGAACCGTAATAGAACCACAGCATCCGTTGGAATGTGATAGACAGCAGGAAAGGCACAAATACCTTTTTAATTATATTTATTATGTCTATCAATTCCAACAAATCCAATGCCGCCAACAATAGTAACGGCAAAAGGACGGCCCAACCCTCCGAAATGGGCAAGTACTCCACTCCAGAACTGCAAGCCGCATTCAATTCCGGTCGAGAGATAGGAAGAACCGAAGGAATGCTATACTACATCAAGCACGCTTCCGAGAACATGCAAAAGGAGGCTGAGAAGTTAAATTCGAAACTACAGGCACAAAAAGCGAAAGTATAATAGAGATATTACGTGGCAATTGAGTAAACAATTTAGAGGGCATCGGGTGTATTCTGTAAACTGCCACTTTACTACAGAATCCCCGTTGCCCTCATTTTCTTTAATGAAGCAACCATTCAGCGAACTCCTCATGATCCATCATAATCGGTGTAGCCACACATATACAGTGCGGATGCCATCCGGTAAACTTGAAATCTTTCGGATATTTGCCAGCCTTGGCATCACACACAGGACACGGCCCGTGATTCGTCGGCGAACGCTCCACCTCTATACCAGTCACAAAATCCATATTCTGCCAACGCTCGTAGTCGGCAGTACGAAACGCTTTATTTGTTTTCGTCGCAGCCAAGCGAAGAGCATTTTTATAAGACGAGCGATAAACACCCTGCCCCGGATGATAATCTTTCATCGGTTGGGATGGGACCAATTTGCCATTCGCATCCCTTACACGGCGGAAACGACGGTTGGGTTCGTTTAGTAATTGCCGTATATCTTGGCTGATCAACGCTGCCGGACGACCAGAGGACAAACCCGAAGAAAGATAATATTCCAGATTATCCATAGCTCCGTCCGTTATATCCCAGACACGGGAGGATATGGTTTTACCAAATTCATCCTTACGTTTCAACAAGGTATTCAGCGCATCTGCACTTCTGGAAAACATCTTATCCTTCAACGTACTGGATATGGCCATATCCTTGATATAACCTGTTACCAGTTCATCCGCTTTCCTATTGCCTAAATTCCATACATCGGTAACCGTATTGGATATATTGCTTACGAGCCGCGTATGCAGGTCATCCAACAGACGTTCGATTTGCTTCTCTATGGTAGCGTTGCCTATCCATACACGGTCACCTCCATGATCCGACCATTTAGCCAGAAGAGGTCCTATCCTACGGACAAACTCGTCAAACGAATACTTTATGCTACCTTGTTGCCGGAACAGACATTGCAGGAATTGTCGCTCATGAAATGATAGTTCTTTCATTCTCCATATCCCATTGTTAAGCCGATCATATTATTGCGTTGCGCTGCTGTATCTTCCTCTTCCTCCATCAGCTTCATTTCTTCGTCCAAGTCTTCTGTTAGCGGAGAATGAGCCGTAACCGTGCGCTGAGCGTTAATCGGTTTGCCTCCATTGGCAACAGAGAGTGTTTGCAAGGTTTCAGCCAAATCTTCCGGCAAAATGGAACCAAATTCCACATCGATCAGGTTGTTCACCAATTGAGGACGGTACTTGATGTTGGTAATATTGCATATTCCGGCCAACACGACCGACACACAACGTTGTACGACCGGACCGAATGTTTCCATGTTCTCACTCGCCTTGATAGTGGCATCCATCAGCATGAATTTACGGGCAACACCGGACAGGTTACCAATGCCTTTCAAGTTATCAAAAGAAAGATCAGGCGTGGATGTACCGGAAAACAGCTCGCATTTGGTTTCTTCCAACTCTTTATCCACAGATGGTTGAGAGCCGTTCCAAGTAAGGTATTCCGCATCGCCATGATACAATTGTTGCGTTTCCGGATGTACTTTAGACGTAAAAGACAATTCTTTGCCGACAGTGTCTTTAGTCGGCAGGTCAGCCACATCGAATGTCTTCAACATCGGATCACCATAGTAATCATTTGTATCCACCATGCGAGAAATACGCATTTCACGAGCATCCATCAGAAACGCTACTTCATCCCATTCAGGTTGGAATACATCGGCATACACAACCGGAATTTTCCCAAATAGATTGGGAACCTCTTTTATCACCCAGCAACCCATTTCATCGATAGCCGTAATAATCTTATCCGCCATCCAAATCGTGCAGCTGTTCCGGATCATACCATTAGAGTTCACTTGGTAACGATGGATAAAGGCATCCATATCATCGTTATCGTCGAAATGGGGATAAAATTCAGAGAAAGTATTTTCATTACGGGGAACAGAAAGTGTTTTTACTTTTAACTCCGTAATCAATTTGCCGTCTAATCCTTTGGAGGTATACGGATAGAACACAAGAGCAGCCTTACTTTCAGAAAGCACCTTGCGAGCGAATGACTTCAAGACGGATTGCATCTTCAACCGGCGTTCCCATACACGCTTGAACTCTTGAAAGCCATCGTTTTGATCAGCTCCGGTAATCGTCATTTGCCCGCCGAACAGGAAAGCGACAGAGGTACGCACCTCCTTCTTCGGAAAGTTGGTTACGATACGGGCCACATCTACGATCTTATCAGGAAGGCGTACTGGTTCACCATTTTTATCCACCAAAGTATCCGAATAGACTTCTAAACGCTTAGGCTCACGCCAGCCAACAGAAGTTTTACGTCGCCGGCGCTCACCGTGGTATTCTCTGTAATATTCTCTTGGTTCCCGGTATTCAATCGTATCGACACATAACGTACTGACTACCTGCCCAAAATCTTCATTTGCAAGAATTTCGCTTATACTTGGCATAATTGTTTTATGCTAAAATATAAAAGCAAATAGTTTTTCGCTGTCAATACGACCAGTATAAACAAGTTCACTTTGAAATGTAAAAACCAAGAACACATATCAAAACGCAAGTATGTGGCAGAAAAATATCGGGATTTTATCTAACACGTGTCACAAATATCAGAAAAACACTTTCATTTTGCCAATTATCGTCCTCTTGCTACCCGACGTACAGAGTTAGCCTTGCACAACCCAATAAACTCTACATTCTCGGCAAGTATTGTCATACCATCCGGCGCATCATCATGCTTGTTACCACCCTCTTTCTTATAGCTGGTCAAAGCTTTCATAAACCGGTCGTAATCCGAACCTTTCTTATACTCGCTTTCTTCCAAGAAATAACAATGCTTCTTAATCCAACCAGACTTCAACAAGATACGGGTTTCCTTATTGGCAGTTGTCGGTTTCGCCTGAATGATACATTTCTCGTTCTTTGCCTTTACCGCCTTACGAACATTGAGAGCGAAGATACGGCCACCATTGTTACTCTCGATACGCATATTGTCGCAACGGGTATCAAGGATCAAGGAAACCAACTTCGGTTCGGTGATCTCGACATTATCTTTCGTAAACAGCACATCGGTAATGAAATACTTCGTACCGAATACTTTGGCAATAGGCGCACAGAAATCATCGTCTCCCTCATCGGCCACATCGGTAGCTCCAATAACACCGTCCGGTTGCTTGCCCTCAATATCAGCCAATTTAAATCGGTTAAGCTCCGATTTCGGGAACAACAACCCGATTGCCTCGATTGGATCTTGCATATACTCGGCACACCAAATGGAATCATCCGTTTCCTCCCGTAGTTCATGGTAATACTCTGTCGTATGTACATCCTCGCAGAAAGAACAATCGTTCTCATCCAATGCGGCGATACGGATAATTTCGTCATATTTCCCCATTTCCTCCATACGGCCGAGAACGTCCGTAGCCGACCAGCGGGTACCGATGTCGATTGAGCAACAATTCCCTTCGATACGGGAATCATGCGTTCCCTGCTTCCACGACCAGACCTTTTCGTTATTGGTGTCAGATAGTGCATCCTCCAAACTCTTATACAAGTCGTCGGTCATAGCCAACATAGAAGCACCGAAGCCGATCACCGTACCGCCTACACCAGCCCCGAAGTAACTCACCTGCCGGGCAGCTTCCAAGCTCCAGCCATGCACGTTCTGTTTATCACCACGCAATTGTATATCTGGGAAGATTTCCTTAAACCGGGAAGAACGGACGATGTCGCGCGTGTCGTAAGACAGCTTGTTATACAGCGTATCGGAACAGCAGTTGCGCATGACCGACTCTTCCGGGAAGTGGCCAAGCATCCACGAAATGAACAAGGATGATATATAAGACTTCCCGGCACGTGGCGGCATGGAGACGGCCAGCCGGCGGATCACACCCGACAGATACGATTCGTACACCCGGGTGAAAGCATCTGCCACCTTCTTTAAGAACAGACGCTTAGCAAAGAACTTAGGGTCATGATATAAACAATAGGCCCAGAAATCATTCCGAGCCTCCCGTTTGCGCAATATGGTCGCCGCCTTTGCCTGCCTAATCAATATTTCTCTCTTACTCTTTTTCGCCACGGATAATTGCTGCTAGTTCTTCATCCGACATCGATTCCAATTCATCCCCCAGCTTAACAAGGTTCTCGACCTCTTTCTTATCACGCCACTTAGCCGGCTGCCGGTTCTTCAACCAAAAAATAGCGGCTGTCGTATCCGGAGGATAATGCTCGATATACTCTACTTTATCCGTAATCCGGCCCTCATTGGTAGCGAACTTCGTTGCCTTGGCATCGTAGCCAATCGCACGACTGTAAAGTCTCGAAGCGACATTAGCATCAGCGACAGCCTTTCCCTTTTTTAAGGACTCAAGAAATTGAGGGAACTTCTTCTTCCAACTATTAAGCGTTTGTTCTGAGACAGAGAAGAACTCGGCTATTTCTTTATCTGTTGCACCTAACAAACAAAGCTTTAGAGCCTGCTCTGCATATTCTTCTCTATATTCAGATTTACGCCCCCTACTTTTCTTTTTTACTTCATTCTTCTCTGTCATAATTAACCAAAACTAACGAATCGGGACAATTCTGCCCTCAATTCAGGTAAACTTCCATTATCAAAATAGAAAGAAGAACGCATTTTACCTTCTTTCTTTACACCACGCATCGACTTACACAAGTGTTCCCCTTCCAATACGATACCCATTGCTAAAGGCGGATATTCCGAACCTAACGCTTCTTGGAGCATCACGATGATATCTTTCGCTAATCGCTCTTGTACCTGTAACCGTGCCGCACAATAATCAACGACACGACCAACTTTCGATATGCCCAGTATCTTACCTTTGGGATTAGGAATATAAGCAAACCAATACTTCCCAAAGAAAGGCATCATATGATGTTCACACATTGAATAAAATCCACCTGAATCCGCGATAACACTATCACAAGAAAGGCCATCCACGCCATTTGGGAAGACCGTTATTTTAGGCACTTGTGACAGATCATATCCACGAAAGATCTCTCCCCACATTCTTATGATACGATCCGGCGTTCCCCTCAATCCCTCCCTGCAAGGATCCTCGCCTATAAAAGAAAGGATCGTTCTTATCGCACATTCAATATCTTGTGTGTTTGTAAGCTTAACTTCCATTTCGGATGCTCTTTAATATAGTTAATAACTTCCTTCGTATTCCGGCCGGAACAAGGCTGCAAATAATATACTCCCGCTGAATATTTATCATATTGCGACATATCCTGTCCGGTATAGACTACCTTCAGTTCATTCGGGTTGATCACGACTGTTTTACCGCCCTCTTTTGGGGAACACGTAATCCAGTCTATATTTACAGGTGGAACCAAAGTTCCATTTGTCTCAATCTGAACAAATCGGCCAGTGGCCTTGATCTTATCAACCAAATCATATGTAACCTGCATACAAGGCTCTCCGCCTGTCAATACGACATGCAAAGCCGGATAACGCCTTATTTCCGCAATAATCTCATCATCACTTAACATCTTGCCTTCTTTGTGTTCCGTATCACAGAACGGGCACCTCAAGTTACATCCAGAGAAGCGAACAAAAACAGCTGGCGTACCAGTAAAGTAGCCTTCACCTTGAATGCTGTAAAAAATCTCATTTATCTTCTTCATACCACGCTATATTATTCTCTGATTCCTGAACCATCACCTTAAAACATTGAGGTATCTGGTCACAGATCCACTTCGCTATATTTTCCGCTGTCGGATTAAACGATAATACCTCATTCAAGTTCTTATGATCTAGTTTCTCCTGGATCATTCGCTTGACATGGGCAAAGTCGACAACCATACCATCTGGATTCAACTGTTTAGACCTGCACCAAACGATTACGATCCAGTTATGCCCATGCAAGTTCTCACACTTACTCGCATAAGAGAGACTCAGACGATGAGACGCCGATATCTCTAGACGCTTCCTTACTGTATACATACGATTTTTATCGATAAAGAGTTAATACCTGTCTTATCTCTTCCTCCTCCCGTTTCCGGCCATACTCGCCAGATTCGATCAAAGGAAGTATTTCATGTTTTATATAAGATATATTCCTGCCGATTACATCCATGGAAAACGGATATCCGTTCAACGCAAAAGCAATAAATTTACGGAAACACGGTTTACAGTTCCAACATTCGTGCCCATCAACAGGAGCATAACAACTGAACGATGAACTAAACGCTTCACTAATATTACCTCCTTGAGCTATATATTGCTTCAACAACTCAGTCTTGGTATATGCTTTATAGTCCAAGTTTATCTTGATCGTTCGTTTTTCTGTCCAATGTTGTTTTTGGTAGAGATAGCCGAGTAAGTCCTCATACAACTCGGCAAATACAGGCGATTTATCAAGAACACGGTCACCCGCTGTCGCTCCCAAACAGATTTCATCGCCATAGTTCGTCGCAATACCGATCAAATACATATTCCTGAGAGGGATAATCTTATCTTCACGTTCCCACTTTGATAAATCCAACCTCTCAATGATGGTATCATCCGGAAGACGCTTCATTTCCTCTTTTGAATAACGGGTATTCATATCGACATAAAGCCTTATATCCGGTTTCCAGAGTTTGTCTATCAACCAACTATCCATACCTCCTGAATACAGAAGGACTTTCTTGTTATAAGTATCGTTCCGCATACCTTTGAAATTTTATCCACTCATTAAAATTGTGTCTATTCGATAAATCATGATTCTTAGCCCTCATCCCTTGGGGAGGATTACGATATATCATTTGCTTGCCATTGAAGAAATAAATCTGCCCAAATCTGGAACCGGACAACCAAGTCGTACTATCAACGCTATCAAACTTCAAAAAAGGAAGAAATATCGTATCTGTAAATCCAAGCCCATGAATACGGGTACCGACAGAGTGAGCTTGATCGATAAACCATTTTAATATCATGGGATTACCTCTTATCCGCCTACCCTCTTCCATCGCAGAGGTCGTACCGATCGCAACATAGGGATAATCTTCACACATCCGAATAAAATAATCCTTCCCCCGGCTTGCATGCCAAACAGGAATAGGCCGCCGCCCTGTACGATCTTCCAAATATTTACGGTAATACTCGACCTTCTCCAGCCCTACAACAACATCTATATCCAGCTCAAAGAAGCGTTGAATGTTATTTTTCAGAACAAAGTCAGCATATTTCTTGACATAGCCATCCCAATCAAAACTGTTATTCTTTCCGGAAAAGGCTGAAAACGCACCGCTATCAAGAATATGTTTCTCTTGACAGACATAACCACCATAATGTCCCGATTTATGCTCCCAAAAAGAACTTAAGAGATAGATATCTTTCGTGTCAAGGTTCCATCGTTTGGCACAAGGTTTATAACCGGCAAGATATAAGATCATAGCTCTATTTCCTTTCCGCAATGAGGGCAAACCATCGTCTTTCTCTTATTCTCTACTTTATCTGCTCCCTCAAAAAAACGATCCACATCCGTCGGCATATCATCAAATGGAAGCTCCAACTCCCAATCACCAAGTTCGTCAATACTGAAATCTTCAACTACGGCTGCAAAATCGAACATAGAAGTGTCCGATGTATGGTTATCAGCCAAAGCCAAAAGCTTTCTTTTTTCATCTTCTGTAGACAAATCCGTTCTCCTGATCGCTATCAGTTCATTCCCGTCAGACTCTACAACCCGAACCTTTAACCCAAGTTCCAAAGCCTGCTCATAAACACCATTTCCGGCAATAATAACATCGTTCTTATCCAATAGAATAGAACGACCCGTTCCGCAGTCCTCCAAGCTCTTTTTAATAAGCCGTTTATTCTTATCTGTGTGGATGCGATAATTCCGAGGGTCATACTTCAATTCTGTCATAACTTTTATTCTAAAATATAACAGGGGTAATCAATTAACACAAATACAGTTGCAATTCCCGGATAGCCTGTTCCACGCTCCGAACAATCACATACTTACTACCTGCCATTTCAACTTGGCGTTGGTATTCTTTTTGATCGGGAGATTGTTTTCCCGTCGATGTCTTGAACTCCAAACAAAGGGAAGCATACCCCTTCTTCGGTATCTGAAGGATCACATCAGCTACACCTCGTTTAACTCCTTGGCGCTTCATATTAGCCGCTTCTATTTTATGCCGGCTACCACCGTTCGGGACTGCAAAAAGGAGCCGATCCGGTAGGTTCGGGAAGAATAAAGGAACCTTATTGAAAAACTCCGACTGAATCCGAGCTTCTTCGTTGTCATGGTTTTGCTTTTGTTTTGGAGGGTTCTTTTTATCAGAGTAGCAATTATAACAGATATGGCCTTCTTCTGTATTGATCACAGAAACCGTTTCCCGGCCACAGGCTATACATTTTTGCGTTTTCATATCTTAGTTTCATATAAGATATAAAGGACAGAAAGAAAGCCCTCTGGATTACCAAGGGCTTTCTTAACTCACTTCTCCTCGGTTACGAACGCCTCAGGATGGAAACCTTTTATCAGAAGTTAGTATTTGAATTGTTATTTGTTTATATAAATATCTATCTTTGCAATTATCATTAAAACATTACAGTTATGGTTATTGCGTCTTTTGTTCTCTCTATTATTGCAGTATTAGTTACTGTATTTAATTGCTACATGCAGTATTTTTACAAAAAAGAGGAGATCTTGTTAACTATTTCAGATGCCAAGATCGAGAATAATCAACTCGGAGTTCTTCTACTATATACTAATACAGGGAATCAAGCAAATACAATTACAAATGTCTCTATCCAATTAGATACCAATGAAAATATTCATTTTGAACATCCCAACCATACAGTAAGGCTTCATTGGATACAATCCTTTACTCTTAAAGGAAAAGAACAAAAATGCTTAACCATTTATTATCCCTTACCTGATTTTGAAGGTATAAATATTTGTAACATTTCTATTAGAATTCTTACAGGTTACACCAATCATAAAGGGGAGTTGTACACAGATCATTTTACTATTGGACAGCTATACCAAAATAGTTTTGTTAAAAATGCCGTTGCAATTAAGCATGGAATTCATAAACTTTTGGGTTACAAAAATTTTGAAATATTACAATAACTCCTTATTATTTAATTTGTTCTCGCATATAGATAATCCAATTCAAATACCATTCACGGGATTTCTCTTTTGCTTTTTCTTCATACTCGATACCTTCATAGAATTCATCTTCTTTTGAAAAAGGATCATACTCAATAAATTCCTCGGTATTGCAGAACGGGCAAGGAATATCTCCCTCTCCGTATAAATTCCCGTTTTCGTCACATTTATCCAAATCCCATAGATATCCATTGATACAACGAGCATCTGGGTAAGATGCACAAAAAAATGGAAATTCAGGACATTGTTTATTTTGTTCACTCATGATTCGGTTCTTTTTAGTTATAAATCAGATAAATATTTTATCAAACTCTCTTTGTCTTTAAAAAGTCTTTTATCCCATTTAGGATAATTGTTTCTGGGTACACTAAGTCCATCTGACAGCTTATAAACCATAAGAAAACTATCATCAGTATAGGATATTTCGATAATTATTTCGCTTATAGTTGAATGGATAATGTTATCCCCGCTCAGATAGCAGACTCTATCTCCTACGTTAAATTCAGTATCTATATTCATACCTTCTTATTTTTTGTTATTCACAAAGTCCATAATAACTCATGCAACTCGTTGCTACATCATCATCGTCAAAAAGGGAACCGGTCAACCGCTTTCCTTGTATATAGCGAACAATATCGCCAATAAACGGATATGCGCCTTTGTAATATTTGGATGGAATCTTATCCGGCCCACAAAAACTACTATTTAGTTGTTGTTCAAGGCTTGCAATGTATTCAATCCTGTTAGGGTCTTGAACACTTATATTATACATATCTTGTTGCGAAGCCATTATGCATGGATAACATCCTACCCGTTTATAACCCATCCGATATAATGGATTAGGTTGCAATCCATTATCAAGAATATAGTCTATCACCTGTTGTGCTGACCAGTCGAATACAGGTCGCAGAAGATCATCGGAATGTTTTGATCTAAATCTCAACACGTCTTTACGCCTATAAGTATGGTATTTGTCTTTACCATTTTTGTCTTTTCCGTACGGTTGCACATAATACTTGAAATAGGTACATTGCTTTTGCATTTCTGCTCGTTTGGAACTTTCTGCGGCACGTATGCCCTGTATAATCAATATATCATCATTTACTTCATCTAGGATGTAATCAACCATCGGAATCGTTTTAAGTTCCGATGTACAGAACCGTCGTTGTGACGATGGCCAGCGAGATTTCTTTTTCACCAAGTCAACCATTCCATCAAACTTTTTTGATTTGATCGTAACAAGGTTCAAATCTAATAACCGACGTATCTCTTCGATATATTGGTAAGTCAACGGATGCTCCCAACCGGTATCGCAAAACACCGTGACAAAGTTTTTTGTCAGTTTGTTGCGAACCCAAAGCAGAGACGCAAGACTATCTTTTCCGCCACTGAATGTCACTAGCACTTTCATTTGTAGCCTCCCTTCCTCAATTGTTCAATAACAACTGGTACTACACGAGTAACAGCATAAAAAGCATTATCCGTCAATTGGCGTTGCCATGCCGAAAAACGGGGTGACCAACGAAAACCGTTATGTTTGAGATTTGAAATAACATCAGGCCGTGGTTTTGTATCAAAAACTATCTGAACTCTATCTTCGGAGTAATTCTTAATTACCCGGCCACCATCAAAAAGTATTTCCACATCTTTTTGGTTCTCTTTTTCTGCCTGTTTTGATATAGATTGATTTGCAAGTTCAGCGAGTTTCCAGAATTTATGGCGATTGGTAAAAATTGGTTTAACTCGACTTTCGTTTAAGGATCTGACATATTCAATCGCTTTGTTCATCAAATCGACCTTTCCGTTTCTTGCAATCGTTTCCAGCTTATTATATAAATTGGTTGCTAAAAAATGCTCATCGATCATTCTCTTTACACGCATCCACTCTTCCTCCGCTTTCTGATCTTCCGGTTTTGCCTCCTCTATCCTTCGAGCTATCGACTTGAGCGCTTTTTCTCTCCACGCTCTAAATTCATTGACAGCATTGTCATAGTAATTATTCATCTTCTCATTTCGTCTTGACGGAAAACGGGCTGGCCCTGTTATCATGGCGCTCATTATACGAGAATGCTTATTGAACAATTTTTGAACCCATTCTTTGTACTTAGCTATATATCGCTCTCTTTCTTCTTCCGGCATTGTTTTTATATCATCATTGAGCTCTTCTTCGTACATGCGTATGTGATACGATCCACGTTCCTCCGGACTGAAACTTGTAGCATAAAAAGCATCGCAAGCGCATTTCCAAAACTCCTCAAGGTTTACCTCATATTTCCACTCTACAACCGACCAAAGACCTAAGTCTTTGTCATTAATAACAACCGCCTCATTATCGGAAATACGGACTGCAGTATGCGTATAGTCGCAACGCATTAAATTATCACTCAACTTTTTACCTCTCCAGTTAAAAAGCCATTCACCCTGTTCTGGGTTCGCTATATTCACCACTTTTAATGCACGGTGACAGTTCTTTTTTGATAGTAAAACTTGTTTGGTATTACCGGTCTGTATTTTATTTTCTTGCATTATAGTTCCTTGTTTTTAAATATTTACACCTTATATTTCCGTTCAAAATCATACTTCCTAAACTCATGGTACGCTTGTTCCAATGTTTTAGAAGTCCTATCGCCTTCCGGTATATCCCAGCTTTTGGAATTATTGATACTATCATCCATGGCCATAGAACCCCTTTCTTTCTCATACCGACCAAGCCATTCTAAGATAACAGCCCCGTCTATCCGATCATAAACCTTTCCATACAATCCCTTTTTCGCCCGATTAAAACATAGCTTGAAATCATCCGGCTTAAAGAAATAGTATTCATCAATAATCAGATCAACTGTTTGTGCGACTTGTACTGCTCCGATCGATTTCCCTACATTGAAAAAATCTACCAAATCATTCAAGACTTTTACCATAAATCCACGAAGATGCGTCTCTCCAAATTCTTTGTTCATAACCGCTATAGAGCAGCTAGGGCTATCAAACACGTCATTTACTGTTTTGGGCCGCAGACTGTTGTAATATGGCATCGGCAAGACGCCCCAAACGCTCACGCTCGATTCTCTTGTTTTCGGCATCAGTTCCGGAGGAAGTACGCCGGTTGTTTGATCTATTTCCGATATGAGTTGTATTGTTTGTTCCTGATTCATACTGCATTTTTTCTAAATCACGCTTCGCCCACTTGCGGAACGTGAGGTTCGCACTAACGTATTTTTTGAGCAGCTCTCGATAATTGTGCATCGAGACAAGAGTGTCCTGGATTAACTGAAGCGGGAAATCTCGCTTTATCCGTTCGAATTGTTCTTCCGTAAACGGCTCTTTCAGTTTAGCCACACTAGGAGCATTCGCAGCAATCCATTGCTTGAACTTTTCAAAATTCTCATTCTTGGGTTTCTCCGGTTCGGGGTCAGGATTGCGCGTGCCTATGCGCGTATAACCCTCCTCTCCTTTCCAATCCTCTCCTTTACTCTCCTTTCCAGCAGGAGGATTCTCGATTGTTCCCGATTGTTCGGGAATATTCTCGAATGTTCCCGGATTGCTTCTATTTTTGCCCGAAAGAACGTTTTCTATCACTTCTGCCGGAATTTTCGACTTTTGCGGTTTGTCGATGCGCTCACTGGAAAAGTCCATCACGTAGTAGCTTTTGTTCTCGAATGTAAAAGGTACAAGGATAGAGTTTTCAATCAGCTCTTGCAGCCATCCAGAAACCTGCTGCTTACGAATATCTTCGCGGGCAGGAAAGACTTTCGACTTAATGATAGTCTCATTAGCTAAAATGACACCGCTATCATCAGCAAAGTTTTTCATGCCTATATAAAGCAGACAAGCCGGAAGAGATACGTTCGAAAACCTTTCATCTTCCCAAAATTCCGGTACTATAGTTCTAATTCTTGGCATTTTTACGCTATCATTTTCTGACGAATCAGGTTCATATTCTTCTTCACCAGTTTTACTATCTGGTCGTGAAACTCACTTACGCCATTGCAAACGGCCCGAGACTGGACGATATTCAGCGTCTTCAAATTCACCTCTATCGTCTCGATACGTTTGCCACCGGTATCCTTTGCTGACAGTATCAAACGATCCGGCCGATTGTAATATCCGAGTTTATACACGCAGTGATGCATAGCCTTGCCTTCTTGATAAAACTGGGTAATACTCTCCAACGGGCAAATGACTATGTTACCATCCGTGATTTTCATTCCGAAAAACTTTTCCATCCGTTCGTAGAAGCCGGCTATATCCTTCATGAGCTTTTCACGCCTACGGATAGCTTCCACACGATCCCTATCCTGTCTCAACTTGGCTTCACGGGCATCTTTCTTTGCCAATAGCCTATCGTGCGCGACCTTCAAGTTCTTAGGACATACATAATGGGCATTACGCAAGTCTTTACCGAAATAAGCCAATAAAGACATATAGTCTTCCCAGAGGGACGCATCCTTGATAATATAATGGTTACGGTTGCAGATATTGAATGATGGCTTATAACGAAGCTGGGAAAAGCCGTTTCTATACATGTGCTTCAGCATGGATATTTGCCCGGTCTTGAGGCATAGTTCCGCGTCATTACCTCCTTTCAAAAGGTCACGTATCAACTTAGACGGGGTTACATCCGGGAACAGTCGATTCAGTCCCCGTTTTTTCAATTCCGGAAGTAATTCTTTCCTTGGATAAAGCTCTCCAAATATCGCATATAAATCACCGTAATAATTATATGGGTTACTTCCATATTCACCCTTGATACTAAGAGGGGAGCCATATAGCCATCCGTTACGACCCATATTTACAGGAATAGCCATAATGGTACGCTTTCCGTCTTCCCGAATCCACTCTTGGACAACTTCGATGTAATCATAATACACCGTAGAAGTTCCCTTACGGGCGTTTTTCCAACATAGTATATGCCGGATCACCTGAAACCCGCCTCTCACTTGCAGGATGGACATATACGCCTCCTCATGGTCCTTTTGCTTTCTGCTGACCTTTACATCTAATTGATGATGGCAGTAGGGGCATTCGGTCTTGTCACCCAATTTACTATTACCCGTATTAACCCATATCTCGCCACATTCAGAGCACCACAACTCATTCTTACATTTGTAAGCTACATGGTCGAACACGTGTTCCTTGGCCCATTCCTCCTGCGCCTTTGTGATGACGGGAAGCTTTTCGCTCAATCCCGCCACCAACTTTTCCAATCTCGTTCTCGGCTTCATATCAAAACAGGCTCATTTGTTGGACACTCTCATCAACCTTCTTCTTGGCTGGCTTCTTTTTGAGCGATCGGTATTGCTCTTCGGTCAACCTTTTGATGGCTGCCTGACGGGCAGAGTTCTTTTCTTCCTCCGTAAGTTCAACTTTATGGGAAGAAGAAACGGAGCTACCGACAGGAACTTTTCCGACCTCGATATTCTCTTCATCATAATAATGTACGGCCATACCAAAAACCTCCGTATCACTCATCACGACAGAGGTTCCACGCTTACGGGCCTCTCCCAAGATATAACGACAACACTCGTCTATACTCTTTTTAGGATTGGCAAGTCTCGGGGCAAACAGAAGATCTTCCGCCGCCCTCTCCTGTAAATATTTCTGGATTGTATCTTTGAACTCTTTCATAACTTACTGGATTGTCATGGGCATTAATAAATAGGTAAGTTCCTCGTTCCCGGATTGGTTCTCCGGAGTTATCAAGATAGCACGGTTAGGCTCGCTAAAGGAAAGCCTCGTACGCCCGTCATCGATACATGAGAGTATCTCAAGAAGCAACGATCCCTTAATCCCGATCGAGAACTCATTCCCGTTAAAATCGACCTCCAACGTTTCCTCCGCGGAAGTCGAGAAATCTATGTCTTGGGCGAATACGGTCAACTTATCACGAATGATCCTCAAGACAATAAGGCATGAGGCCTTATTGGAGAACACCGATGTCCTTTTAATAGCCCCGATCAGTTGTCCGGTGTCAACAAGCAGTTCCAGCTTATTCGCCTTGGGTACCACAGCTTTCCAATTAGGATATCTCCCCTCCACATTCCGGAACGATATCTCATAGTCATTGAATATGATATCGGACCAATCCGCACCGACCCTCATTTCCATGTTATCGGAGGAAGCCGGAAGTATCGCCTTCAATACCGAGGCTATAGGACGGCTGATTATAACTGAGATCTTGCCAACCTGTCTATCATTGCCCTTTCTCAAGAATCCCATGCCATGCCCGTCCGCACCGACAAAGCATACGGTCTCCGGTTCCGTCTCAATAAAGACAGAGCTTAGGACCGGACGGATATCATCATTCCCGGCCAAATTTATGACCTTGGATATCCCATTGAATAAATCCTCCGCGCTCAATGACACAGAGTCCAAGACCTCAATCGATCTTTTTCCCGGATAGGTAGATGGGGCATAACCCACCACCTCAAACTTTCCACCATGGTACTTGATCCTTATCTCACGGGTATCCTTGTTGATGATTATATCAATTGGTTGCTCGGGTAGGTTCCTCAGTCCTTCTAATAAGGAAGTCGGGACACAAATAGATATCTCCTCGTCGAAGATGCACTCAAGGCTGGTGGTTATCCGGCCCTCGCTATTCGATCCGGTGATGAATAACCGGCCTTCTCTCGTCTCAAACAAGAAATGACAAAGGATCGGCGTGGATGATTTGGCGGGTATGATCTTCGCCAAAAGCTGCAATCTTGATAGCAGCGCTGTTTTAGAAATAGAAATCGTCATAGTGCCTGTTTTTTTGAAGGCACCCGGTAAGTCTTTGTTTTATGGAAGTTTACAGAAAGAAGAGACCAAACACATATAAACACAAAAAGTTGGATCTCAAACTTTCGTCTAAAATCCAACTCGCTATTTCAACGGCAAAGATAGAGTCATTTTTTTAATCCGCAAATTATTTCCATCTTTTTTTCGTTTTTTTCTTCAAACACATAATCAAGTATCTTGGCATTCAAGCGGTCGATAACGCTAAAATCGGTCTTAACATACCCAGATGTCACCCTATGGGAAGAAGCATGGTTAAGGCAAAAGCCTACTAAATCCAAACTTGCATCGAAATCGTTTTGAGCGAATGTAGCCCAACTATGCCGAAACGAATAGACAGAAATATGAGGAAGGTCGTTTTTTCTTGTTATATCACTTATTCCCTCGTTTATACATTTATTGAAATTCTTACTTGATCCATAAGTCTCACAGAAGTTAAACAGCCTTTTTTCTCCAGCATATTTCTCAAGCAAATGAGATAGCCTATCTGGTACGGCTATCTCTATATACGCCTTGTCATCCCTCCTATTAGTAGTCTTACGTCTGCAGTAACACATCTTTCCGTCTCTAAGGTTCTCTTTTTCCATATAATACAGGTCAGCGGTGTTAATTCCGGCAAGACAAAAAACGATCTCGCACACATCCCTAGCACGATCAGCTCTTGATCCATACTCCGCGGATACCGCAAAAAAATCTCGAACGGTTCTAATGTCCAATGCCCTTTTCTCTGGGACTGTAGGTCTAGGTACCCTCACTCCCCTAAACGGGTTATTCCGTATAAGCATCTCGCCGGTATCATAATTATTATACCGCTCGCATCCAGCCATAAACATTGTCTTGATCCGCTTCGGATAGCCATGTTTCTTGTACAAGCTATCTTTCATCGAATCTATCCACTCCTTGAATATAGACGATGTAAGATCAGAGAAGAGAATGTCGTCTTTCCCCATATATTCCTCCAAGCGCCTTAACGCAAGCTTATAATTTATCGACGTGGATTCTCTTCCCTCGTTATCCATCTTAGAGGTAAACCCCTCACAAAATTCAGAAAAAGAAGGTGCGCTAGAATCCCTCCTCAAGAAGTCCAGTATCTTTCTGATATCCCAACATTGTATATCTTCACGATTAAGCCGGGACATATACCCGTCAATAAGAATAGAAATATCCTTGATGATGTAATTATCTATTACCTCACCCTTCCGAACAGACTTAGCCTTGCAGACTTTATCTGTTTTTATATATCCTACCTGTCCGTGATGGGTTACACGAATATAAACAGGATACGTATTGTCTTTTCTCTTAGCTCGTACGCAAATTTTGAAATATGCCATAATTTTTTACTGTAAACTATTTGTAAATCATTTATGCTATTCATGCAAAAAAAGCTTGTATGAATAGGTATGTAAGGAGGCTAAAATGAACAAATCCCCTACAGTATCATTACAACAAAGAGCTAATAATCAAGCGGAAAGACTGGGATTCGAACCCAGGGAGCGGTTACCCGCTCACCGCATTTCGAGTGCGGCCCGTTCGACCACTC